GTTGCGATAGGGTGCGCGATAACAAACGCTACGTTCTCTGGCAAGCGTGAAGTAGGTGTCAAGATAACTGGCAAGCCGTCGATAGCTCCCACTTGACCCTTGAACGCTACCTCTTGACCGAGGTCAGAGTTTTTAACAAATGATGGATCAAGTTTAATGAGTTTATAAAACTCTGGAGATACGTGTAGTTTGCGTCCTTCTTCCGGTACAAGCGCATCAGTCAATTTAACTTGACCGTCAAGCACTGCTTCATAAGCGTTGTTTTTAGTAACTGCGCCAGTTTTAACGTTGGCTGTGTCAGCACCAGCAACGACTTTGCCGAAGCGGTAAGTGTCGACTTCTGGGATAATCACTTCTGAAAGTTGACGGGCAAGGGCTTTGCCTGCTTCCATTGCGCCGTTTGTGTCTTGCACTGAGCGTTTGTCGATTGTGAACGTGAATGAACGGTCTTTAGTAAGTGTCAACGTTTGGACGTTGTTTTCCAATTCGGCAGCCGTACCGTAACGAGTGTTACCAGTAAGCGCGTAGTCGTTCATTGCTGTTGTTGGAATTGAGTAGACTTTAACGGTATCTACACCGGTAAAGTCGTAGTCAGAGTTGACGATACCAGTTGAGAGGGCTTCTTTGGTAAAGCGCTCATCTACTTTAGCATCAAATTTAGCTGCATAGTTAATAGTCATATAGGCTTATCCTACTTTCTTTTATTTTTAAATGCTGTCAAAGCCAGCAAATAGAGCTTTATCTTCCGGGCTGAGGTCACTATCACCACCAGCGGACGGATTGCCACCAAGCGCGAACTTTGGCTGTGGTTCTTGTGGTTCTTCCTTTGTTACGAAAAGGTAAGGGCTTGATTCCTTTAGACCGTTGATAGTTTCTTCTAGTTTCGGCTTGCCATCTTCTGCAAGCTCGATCTTGTCAAGATCAATAAACTTCATAAGGTCCTCGGAGTTATGCGCTCCCACGTCTTTCAAAGCTAAAGCAACCGCGTTGGTTTTCTTAACTTGCGCAAGGTTTGCCTCACTATCTGTCTTGTAGCTTTCAAATTGAGCCTGTAAGTCTGCTAGTTGTTTCTTAGCTTCTTCACTAGCTCCCTCTTTAGCTTGTAAATCTTTGATAGCTTGGTCCCGTTGCTCAAGTTGTGTTTTCAAGCTGTCGTTTTCTGCTTGCACCTCAGACTTGGCTTCTTTGATTGCTGACCCGTACGCTGCCATAATGCGCTCAATAGTTTCCTTGTCTTCGATACCTGCATCAACTAACATCTCACGTTTTAAACTCATGTCTAAAACTCCTTCCTGTTTTACGTCCAGTAGACGATTTTGGCGGTTTACGTCCGCCAACGAAAGCTCCCAGCGGGGTACGATCCCGCGAATAGGTAAGAAAAAAGGAGGAAATCACCTATCCATCCAGAAAGGGAGCAAAATAAAAACCGCATGATCTGCGGTTCTTTTTTTATAATTTGATACCTTCGAGCTTTGCGCGTTCGTTCAAAACGCACAAATAGGTATGCATTGCAGTCTTCTGCGCTTTTAGTAAGTCGATAGGGCAGTTTGGTTTAAACTCAAGTGTCCCTTCTTCGTATTTACTAATCATGTATACTAATTTACCGAAGCGCTCGTGCAATTCGTAGTATTCAATCTTGAAACGTTCTTTCCAATCTTCCATCTTTTAACATCCTTTCATTTGCTATTTTAAAACCTAATTTAAAGCCATCAAACGCTGCACGATCAATGTTGCGATGATAATCTAAAAGAGTTTTTTTGTTTTTAAATACGACTCTTTCCAATGAGCGCCTGAATTTGTCATTCATTCTCGGTTTCCTCCTTTGGTTTAAAATACCTTTCCCTCGCATAATCACGATGCAAGAAAGGCTTGTCCGCAATATAATCTCGCAAGATTGCTTGCTGGTCTCTGATTTTAGTTTTAAACTTACTGATAAGTTCCTGGTCGCCCAGCTTCTCGGCAACGTGTAACTTCTCTTTAGACTTCCTAATAGCTCTCTCGTACGCCCTCTGCTTAGATTGCGCATTAGCATTTCTAATTGCTTCTTCTTGCGTGACATTCTTAACATCTGGGCCAAGCTCTGGGAGTTCGTTGATACCAGGTACAAACGGGGTCAGCATGTGTTCGCAGTTAATACCCAAACAACCGCCAGGGGTTCCATAGCCATGATCTGCGAGCGATAGAATACTAATACCGTGTTCTTCCCTCGCAGGGCCATAGGTTACTATATGGTGCTGTAGTGGAGCGCAAGCCTCGCGGGCCGTCGCTTTCTTCGAGTAGTAAAAGGTATCAATACCCAGCTCGTCCGCTGGCATGGTTCGCATCTCCCGATAGCTACGCATGACGGTAGTTTTAATAACAGTTCTCGCGTAGTTGTCCACTTTCCAATAATGCCCACCGCGGTCAATAAAACCCTTGAAGCCTATCTCTTGCCACTTCATGACTGTCTGAGATACAGCCTTGTCATGTGTGACTAGTCCGACCACTTGACGGGCCACCACTTCCTGGACCATTTGACGATAGACATCTGTCACAATCCCTGGAAGCGTGGTATTAATCAAGTTACTAATATCACCGTGCGACTGTTCAAAATATCCAGCGAGCAACTCCTGCGCGTGCTTAGAATTGCCAAAATCACCGCCTCCGAGGTCGTCTATGAGTTGTTCTTTGGTAGTCTGATAGATTTTAAAACCCTCGTCTTCAATGACCTCACGGAGCTGTTCACGGCCTATTTTAGAGTAGCGTGCGATTGTGTCCAGGTTCTGCTCATTTAGCATGTGCATCTGGCTCATACGCTCTAACTGCCAGATATACGGGTTATCAGCCAAAGACTCAGCCCCACGCTCTAACAACCTATCAATAACCTCATCGAATAGGTCACGCGCCATTTGATGATAGATATCACCGACCTGTGAAGCGCGTAACTCTAATTGCTCCTCGTTAAATAATACCGGGTACTTGTTACGCGCCATCTACTCACTCTCCATAAATATCAACTTCGCTGGTGCTACGCTCTAGCTCCATGCTCGCAGCGGTTTCTTTTTTGATATCATCAAGCATTTGTTTAGCTTCATCATCTGACAAGCCCAGCGCTTTTGAAATAGCGTACTGCTTGCTGACAAGGCCACTTAACAAGGCTTTAGCGTAGTAGTCCAGCTCGTTGTTTTTATCAACAAAGACACCATCGTCAAGGTTAACCGTGATATCGTCCATCTCTGGGATAGGTCCGCTATACAATCCGTACAACTTACCAATCTCACAAATGGAGATCACAAGCTCTTTGATAGACTGATCTACAAGGCTCACGATGCTGTTTCTTAGCTGGTATGTGTCAGAGTTTTCAGATACAACCTCGGTCGCAGTCTTCATACTCTTACCATCGAACGTAAACATACCAGGCGATACTCCAACCTGCATCTCAAACAACGCAAGGCCCTCGTTGATTGCCTTGATATAGTCGTCCGAACGGATAGGAGTAGTGAGGTCTGTGATATTGATTGGTGTATCTTTGCCACCGTCAATCTGTTCGTATACGTTTTGCTCTGGATCAAATTCGCGCGTGACAAGATCAGTTTCTCCGTGATGGTCAAAGCCGATCCGGATGGTTTGGTCCGGCACTAATACGCGCCGTTGACCCATTCGCACTTCCCACTTAAACTCATCATACGTTGTATTGATAAAGTCAATGGTACTTTTAGCATTGTCAAAGATAGACAAACCCAAAGGGCTGTTAATATCTTTGTTGTTCATTCCAGGGGGTTTCAAATAAGCAAATAACGGACGTGTAAGCCCGTCAAGCGTTACTTCTTCCTCCAAGTCCTCATAGATCTCGGATAGCGGTACACGGTCACCAACGCGCTCCTTTTCGCTCGAACGGTACAGCTCATTAGTGATTGTGTATTTCTTATCCTTGGTCCACTCATGCAACTCGACCAAAGTATAGTAGATCGTTTCTTTGCCTACTGTCTTTTGGCTCTTGTTGATGATAGCTGCAGAAGATACGTCCTGCGTGTTAGACTGCAATGGATAAAATACAGGGGCTTGTACAAACGAAATCTTGATCTTGTCGTC